GGGACCGCGAGCGCCCCACTCATTCAGGGCGTGCTTGGTGATGATGTTGGTATGCGAGTCGCTCTCTTCCAGCCAGAACTCGCGATCCTTGGTTAACACGAAACTTGCGAATTTGCACATGTCGTCTCTCTCCCTTGACTTCTCAACTATGCGCCTGACTAAATGGTGTGTCAATCAAAAAAGTGAGCCTGACTCAAAATGGATGCACTGAAGTAATGCGCCGGGTTACGTACCGGCCCCGAGTACCACCTCGGACGCACCGCTTGCCGTAGGATCGGCCGCGGCGGAGCTTAGTAAACTCGCGTCCATCGTGCATCGCGGTGATATTGGGCGAGAAGTGCATCAAAGGCGGCGCGTGTCGTGACCTTGATTGCCGGATCGCTCTTTTCGCCGTCCCAAGACACCTCGAACAACTCAGAGCGGTAGCTCATCAGCGCGAAGTTCCTCTGAATCGTGCTGCCATTGGAGTAACGCGCCGATTCCACAGGAACGCAGCGAAAGGCGATATTGATTGCATCGCGGCTGGAAAGGAACCCAATCCCTTTTCCATCTACAGAAGCGATTGGGGTGGTGCGCTGCTTCTCGGTCGAATAATTCTTGAATATCTTCACCATTTTCAATCTCCTACGAGGCTGGTTACCGCCGCGCTCCCGAAGCCCCACAACGGCAACCTTGCCAACGGAACCCCGACCAGCGTTCAGCTTTTTGGACTCGTGCTTATTGGCTTCCTTGCCGCCGAAGAATGCCTCATCGACTTCGACAACGCCTTGAAGCTTAGCCAGTTCCCCACCGCAAGCCTCACGCAAGCGGTGGAGCATGAACCATGCCGACTTCTGCTGTACGCCAATCTCTTTGGCGATCTGCATGGACGAGATACCCTTGCGGGCAGTCACAAGCAAGTACATAGCATAGAGCCATTTATGGAGCGGTATGTGCGACCGCTCGAAGATGGTCCCGGTACGGATTGTAAAGTCAATCTGGCACTTATTGCAGCGGTGGAATCCGGCTTTACGCGGCGTGATGCGATCCTGACCGGCGCACGTAGGGCAGGTAACACCCTTGGGCCAGAGACGGCTTTCAAGATACACACGGGCCGTCTCTTCGTCGGGAAACATCTCGAACAACTTGAAGGTGCTGATTGTCGAACGGCTCATGCTGCTGTCCTGTCAACTATCCGGCCAATTTCAGAAGCCTCCCATTCGACCCGTTTTCCGCTATCGGACTCCAGCACCTCTACCTCAAAAGCAAAAGGGTTCCCGTTAATCAGCCGCGCCGCTTCGACGCACGGTTCAACTTGAGCACTATGAAGAGTGCGCCGTACAGTTCGATCTCCTTCGCGGTAGCACCAAACTACGCAATACTTGCTTGCGGTCATCATGGGCATTTCCTCCATGCGTTTAAGGTATTTTAGTCCCTCACGGAAGTCAACAGTTATTTTAGGAAATCTTGTGGACAAGGGAGTCAAAGACATAATTCCCGAAAAATACTGCACCTGATAAAAAGTACAGTACCAAGGTAATACTGCACCTGATTTGCTATGATGATCTCAAGCAGTTCCGCCGGCTCCGCGAATCAAGTTGGTCGGCTCTTGAGCGCATCCAGGCCGTAAGGCAAATGCAGCGAAAACGCGCACATGCGGTGAAAAACGCATGCGGATCAGCGCCAGAAAGCGCGGAAGCAGACGGAACGAACACGCGCGCGTAGTCAAAAGCCGGCAGTGTCTCCAAACCATAAAACTGCGCCTGACTGGTATGATAGAGACATGTTGCGCGGACGCCCAAAAATACCTTACGACGCAGAGCTTGCGGAGATGATCTGCGAGCGCATTGCAACGTCTGACGACGGCCTTGAGCAAGTGATTGACGAGATGAGGCTTACGCTCGGCGATCGCGTGCCTGGATTGACCACGATCTACCGGTGGCTTGAGGAAAGCGCTGACTTCGCGGAGAAATCCGCGCGCGCTCGGACCTTACAAGCGCAATTGCTGCATGATCGGGCGCAAGTGCAGGCCAAAACTCCGCTGATTGGCGTTGTGCGCAAGATTGAGCGCAATGGCGAGAAAGAGACGGTCACGGAGACCACGACAGATAACGTCGAGCGCTCCAAGCTGCTAGTGCAGACGACTCTGCGGCGGGCCGGGCAACTCAACCCGAAGAAGTACGGGGAAAAGGTCGGCATTGCCGGCGCAGACGGAGACGGCCCACTCGAGGTTGTGGTACGGCATATCGGAGGCGGACAGTGAGCGATGAGTTAAAGATTGTGCTGATGAAAATCCTCGTACTGCAGCAATCAGCCTTTTTGCGCATAGCCAATCTGCATGTACAGCAGAGCATAGAGGCCAAGCAGGCTGAGCTCGAGGGCCTTGCTCGCGAGTCGAAAGAGGCCCAGGCGCTTATCCAACAGATCATGGGGTGGTGATAATTATGGCGAGTCCCTCTTTCGGACCACTGGGCGGCCTTATTGACTTCTTCGGAGGCGGTCGCGGCAACGTGCAGCGGCTCCTGCAGGCGACCGATCCAACGCGCGGGCCTGTGTTTCCGTTTGTAGCGCCGCTTGAGCATATGCTTGGCATCGGCGGCCAGGCGCAGCCGGACACAAGCTGGCACGATGGCATGGTGCAAAAGGCGACGCAGAGCTTTGCCAAGCCGAGCGGCAGCGCGGAGGCATCCCAGCCCAAGAGCGTGCTGGCTCTCAAAAAGAGCAAGTGAGTCGGCTACTCGACATCTCGATGCAGCCGAAGCAATCGGCGCTGTATCGGCTGATAAAAGATAGCCCCGTCCCTGTCATCGGCGCGGGCGGCGGCCGTGGATCAGCCAAGTCCTCAGCGGTTGACCGTTGCGCTATCACTCTGATGTACGAACGGCCCGGTATTACGGTATGCCTGGTAATGCGCACGTGGGTTAAGCAGATGGTACCCTTCCATCTCAAGGCCATCCGGCGCGATTTCCCCGAGCTGAGCAAATACCTCAAAGAGTCGCCGCCGGCCGAATTGACTATTGGCCGCTCGCGGATGGAATTCAAATATGCCGAAAACTACAACGCCGTGGAAGAGGCGTTTCGCTCGGGCAATTACGACCTGATCGTGGTGGATCAGGCTGAGCAGTTCACCTGGCGCGAGCTGGTGGAGATGCGCAAGGCGGCTCGATCGCGCGGCGGCAAGACGGCCAAGTTTGTGCTCGTCTTCAATATGCGCGGGGCGAGCATTCAGGAGTTACGTAAAGTCTTTTACCTTAAAGAGATAAGCGACCCGCAAGATTACACATTCATCAAGTTCAACCCCTGGGATAACGTCGAGTGGGTACGGGCCTCGCTCGAAGAGGACGGCTACACCGAGGTCGATTATTACCGCTGGACCGATGAGCAGCGCAAGAGCTATGCGGCGCAGCGCGGTCCCTACACGCGCCAGCTTGCCAACGACGATCCGGTCATCTCCAAGGCTGACTGGGAAGGCGACTGGGATTCGCTGGAGGGTACGTACTTTGCCAGCAGCTTTGACCTGGAGTCAACGCGGATCGATGCGGAGTTGGTTACCAAGCTGCACAAGCCGTGGGCGACACATTGGACCTCGCAGGATTGGGGCAAAGCGCACTGGTGCGTCACATTCTGGTGGTCGCGGACAACGCTGTCGCCTGCAGAGGCAAAAGAGTTGCTGGGCTGGGATCTGGTTAAGCCGATCAACGTGACGGCACTCTACCGCGAGCTGATCGTCAACGAGACGGACGCGCCGGCTGTGGCGCAGACCATCGTCGAGTGCACGCCGACTGATGAGCGCAAGAAGCTGAAGGCGTATTTCCTGTCACCGGAAGAGGTCACGGACGATCCAAACTCGATTGGTTCGCAACAGACTAAAATCCTGCGGCCTGCGGGTTTGCCGGGCGCAATCAAGGCGGACAATGACCGCAAGGGCGGTTACGGGCTACTAGCGAATATGTTCCGGGCGTCGAAGGGTAAAGGCTGGGGCCTGGACAAAGAGGGCAATCGGTTTCAGTATGACGATGCGCTGCTGATCTCGGTCGAGTGCGTCGAGGCGCTTAACTCAATTCCGCTGCTGTTGCGCGATCCAAAGAACCTGGACGATGTGCTAAAGACTGATTTGAGCACCGCCAAGCTCGAGCAGGACTGCGGCGATACGATGCGGTATGGCGTTAAGTCAATGCTCGCGCCACGCAAGCAGACCGCCGAAGAGCAATACCAGCAGAAGATGGCGGTTGCGACGCCAAAAGACAGACTTCTGTTAACATGGCAACATGAGGTCAAGAAGCAGAAGGGCGGGCGCGCGAGTATGCCGCCGAGCTGGAAAGGTAATCTGACTCGATGAACTGGCTCGAAGCCTTCTTTCCCTACCGCTCGCACCTCGAACGCGAAATCGAATATCTGCGCGCGCAGCTTGCCCAGCAGCAGAGGCGGCGCGATGAGCTTGAGGCTGTTCTGGCCGAAATCGCCAAGCCTCGCCCTACGGTGAAATTCAAGCCTGAGCCGGATGGCAAATGGACCAAGGTAGAGCGTCGCCCGCTTGGCTGGGACGACTACCGGGCCAATCAGCGTGCGCAAACTAGTCAGGTGCAGTCTGAGGAAAAGGGAGAACAGAATGCAAGATCCAATGGTTGACATGATCCGCAAGGCTGGCACAGACGCGCAGGCCGCGCGCGATAAGCAGGCGAGCGCCGGCAGTAAGCCGCCGATTGAGCAGAACCCGCAAGCTATGCGCTGCATCGACGAACTGAAGCAGATGGGCTACACCGCTGAGGATGTTGAGCGGGCGATGGGCGGTGGCGAGGAAGACGACGAGCAGCAGGACTCTGGCGCGCAGGCAACACAGGCGGCGCCGTTGAACATACCCGGAACATAACCAAAGGAGAGAGACCGATGAGTTACGACGAAAAGATGAATCTAGGTGCGGGATTGCGCGGAGCAATCACGCTCTATTAACCCCCATCTCTGCCGCGGAAAACCTCGCCTTGGGCGCGGGCGAGCGGACGCCGGAAATCATGCCGGCATGGAGGCTGACCTTCCATTTTCCTACGCTCTCGGCAGCGAGATGCAGACGGCACGCGGCAGGGAGCGCCCAAACTTGAGGCAGGCATGACCGATCCTACTGGCACAACCGACGAATTGCGCAGCGTAGACCAGCGCATTGCAGACCTGGAGCATGACAATAATCTTCTGCGCGCGGCGTTTGCCGAGGTCATCACCTCTAATTTCCTTTTGCGCAAGTCGTTCGAAGAGATGACTGAGCGCAACATCAAGCTGGTTAAGCGCGTGAATGAATTTCTAGATCGATGGACGGTTGCCTGATGGCCGAAGAGATGATAGGCACACAAACCGAGACGATCGAGGCTGAGCAATACAAGCCCGGCGAGTTGGCTCCCGCCATCATTACACCTCGAGAGATGTTCAAGCCAGACGACCTGAAAAAGCTGGCAGTAGGCCTCGAAGGCACCATCCTTGATCTCGTTAAAAGCACCTCACTTACCGATGAGGCCGCGCGACGCTTTAGCGTGCTGCAGACGTGGCAGAACCGGCACATGGACCGCGGTTATCAGTATCTTGAGACGGATCGCAGTGGCGGCTGGACGATTGCTGGAGCGCAAGGCAATGACAAGAACCCTATTGCGGCACAGGATGACGCTAACCTCTACCCCACCAACATCTTTTCCGCGCAAGGCGACATTGCGACAGGAGCGCTTAACCGTGGCGAAATCAAAGTTAATTTCTTTCCCTCGCGATCTAAAGTCCCACTCGAAGTTGCTTGCGCTTCCGAATCGAACCGGTATAAGCATGTCTGGCGGAAGTACAATCCTGAACTGCAAAGGGATATCACCAGTCTCGCCTGGACAGACTGTCGGGCGCTTGTCTGGACGCGATCTGTCGCAGATTGTGCCCGATTCGGATACGGCGATGATTCCGTTACGCCTCGCGTCGTAGAGATTAGCACGCCCTTTGGCGTCATGGAATCGCGCGGGCCGATGATGAACGATAAGCTGTGCGACTGGAGTTATGCGCAGCTATTCGAGGAGCAGGATTACGCCATCGCGCGGGCTGCCTACCCCTGGATGGGCGACAAGATCAAGCCATCGTGGGGAACGGCGGGCGAGCTTGAGTTTGAGCGGGTTGCGCGCATCAATACGCGCATCGGCATGATGGGGCGCACGCTGCTTGGTTCGAGCGGGCTGCGCGAAACTACCATGGCCTACACGTGGCTCAGGCCGGGCATGTTCTGGGATGACAAGGTTCGCGCCGAGATGCGCGAGGTACTGCTGAAAAACTTCGAGAAGGGTCTGTTCGTCATCACGGCCGGCGAAAACATCTGCTGCTGCTGGGAAGAGTCGATGGATGATCACCTGGCGCTGGCGATGTTCACGCGCGGCTTTGGGCAGAATAGGCGCGCTCTGGGTGAGAGCGATGTGCCGATTCAGAAGCGCATCAACATATGGTCTGACCTGTGGGATAAGACTGTGCGCGGGGCAATCCCAACCAATGTGCTGGACTCGGACGCCTTCAACGCTGAGGCCGTAGCGGGCCTCGAATCATCGCCGACGCGCTTTATCGCTGCGGCTGTGCCGGAAGGCCGAACCATGGCTGACCTGTACGGGCAACTCCCTGCTGCGCAACTGCACCCCGGCTTTGCTGAGATGCTGCAGTGGTATCTCGGTCCACTGATTCAATCGATCGATGGCGCGACGCCCGCATTGTTCGGCGGCGGCGAGGGTGAAGACAATACGGTTGGCGCCACGCAGATACGCTTACAGCAATCGCTTGAGCGTTATGGGCCGCCATGGATGGCGACGAACCGCGTGATTGCCAGGGCCGCTCAGCAGGCCGCGAAATGCTGCGGCGAGAATGGCAACAGCCTGATTTCGGACAATGTGCCCGGCGAGGGCGATGTGACGGTCGATCCTACGCGCATGGCGGGCAATCCGTACTGCGAACCGGAAACGCTGAACCAGATCCCCGAGAGCGGTGCGCAGCGGCAGGCCAAAGTAATCCAGATTCTTGACATGGCGCAACAGAGCCCGCAGGCGGCAGCGCTGATCGCAACTCCATCAAATGCGCGCGAGATCGTGAAGGCGTTGGGTGTTGACGAAATAATTACGGTGGACGAGGCGGAATCAGAAGACTTGGCGCTCGAAAATATCGAGACATTGTTGGATGGCGAGCCGCTGATTAATCCGGCCTATGCGGAAATTCAGCAGCAGCTCGAGCAAATGAGTCAGGTGCACTCTGCGGCTAAAGAGATGGCCGCTGGCGTGGTGCAGTCAGGCCAACCGCTTGATCCGGAAGAGATTGAGCAGGGTCAGGGGCTTGAGGATCAAGAGGCGCAACTCCAGAAACAGCTTGCACAGACGCCGCAATATCTGCCGTCGATTCCGGTACCCGATGATGAGTCGCTCGATTATTCAACCATCGCGGCCACTGTGTTTGCGTGGATGCAACAGCCGACCGGGCGCGGACTGCGGCGCAAGGCCGCACAAGAGCAAGAGGGCGGCGAGAACTGGAAGAAATGGACGAACGTTTTCCTCTACTGGAAGGCAAACAAGGATCTGGCTGCGAAGTTTACGCAGGCCAGCGCGCCACCTCCGAAGGTGAACATTACCGGAAAGCTGACGCCCGAGCAGCAATCGCAGATTCTTCTCCAGGCGGCCGGCATCCAGACCGATCCGTCTACGCTCGGGCAGCCGAATGAGGTTGAATCGGAGACGATTCAGAGGGCCGATGGCTTCTCGGAGGTAAAGCAGCGCGCGCGGAGGCGGTTGTGAAAGAACAATTGGTTGGCCTGGTGGCGCGTCATGGCGAAACAGACCTCAATGACCAGAACTGTTTTCGGTCTTGGCTGGATGTGCCGCTGAATGCCACCGGCTTGGAGCAGGCGCGAGCTGCAGCAAAGTTCCTGAAGAAGTACGACATTGCCACCGTCATCAGTTCCCCGCTGTTGAGGGCTTTCGTCACCGCAGACTTTGCCGCCGGCCAGCACAATCTCATGGTCTACCAGCACCGCGGGTTGTTTCCGTGGCGACTCGGCGTATTTTCTGGCCTGCCGCGCAAGCAGAACAATGATGCGCTGCGGCTGTTTGTGAAGAATCCCGACGTGACAGTGCCGGGCGGCGAAAGCTTACGCGATTTCGAGGACCGCCAGTTTGCTTTCTGGCGTGCGGCGCTCAATAAGGCGCGCAACGAAGGCTTGACGCTATTTGTGGCGCACACGTCGAACGTGGTGGCCCTGGAAAACATGACCAGCGAGGGCGACGCGGCTGAGCCAGAGCAATCGGACACGGTAAAGCCGGGCGGCGTCGCGGCGATCTACTGGAACGGCAAGAATCATCGCATTGAGCCGGTATTCGGACAGCCCGAACCGGCGAAATTTGGCGGAAGTTAATCAACAACAGGCTTGTCAAGAGGAGACATTATGGACGGGACCGATTTGGAACTGCCTGTCACAGAAATTGAGTCAGGCGCACTTTCGGACGATACATCGCAAGGTGGCGAACAGACGATCGATACCGGCGCTGACACTGGCGATGGTCAAAGTATCGAGGGCACCGGCGCAGAGGGTGAGAGGGGTGGCAGCGGTCAGGGTGGCCAGCAACAGCCTGTCATCACCGGAAAATCGGTGCGCGATGCGGTTCGATCGTTGTCGGAGGCGCATCCGGAGCATGCCAAGCTGCTCAAGACGCTGGCCGATACGCATTTCACGGTTGCGACAGCTTACAAGGCATCCTTCGCTACGCCGCGCGATGCGCAGGCTGCAAAATCGCTGATCGATGGCCTTGGCGGTGTGGATGGAGCCACGGAGCTGCAGCAACGCATTGCTGGCTACGACGCGCAGGAGAGTGGCCTTGAATCAGGCGATCCGGCCGTCCTGGATAGCTTCTTCAAGGACTACCCTGACGGCGCGGCTGCTCTGGCTCCGCATTACCTCGAACGGCTGGCCTCAACCAACCCGCAGGCATTTCAGGCGACAGTGGCTCCGTATGCCCTGGGGCTCTTGCAGCAGGCTGGCGTCGATCAGCATTTGGCGGCATTGCTGAATGAAACAGATGCCGGACGGATCAAGGCGGGCATTCAGCAGCTCGCCGATTGGTTTGCCCGGCAGAATCAGGGCCTTGCGCAGATCAGGCAGCAGGCGACAACCAAAGTTCCGGGTGCCGATAAGATTGAGCAGGAACGAAAAAAGCTGTCTGAGGAGCGCGAGACGCTATTCAAGTCGAACGTCAACCAAAGCGCGGCCTCGCAAATCATCCCACACTTGAATCAGACCCTTGACAAACTGGCGAAAGAGCGCGGGCTTAATAATAGCCAAAAGCAGCAGATGTACAAAGCGATCTGGCAGTCTGTGGTTGCCGATATCGATGCCGATAAGGCCCACATGCAGCAGGTTGACTTGCGGTACGCCAACAAGGCGCGACAGGCCGCCGATATCGCCAAGTACATTGCCGACGATTTCAAGCGGCGCATTACCGATAAGGCGGAAAGTGTCATCAACTCTTACTATCCCAGCAAGCGCGGCGGTGGTGGCCAGCAAAATCAGGGTAACGGTGTAGTCAAGGCCGGGACGCCGAAGACGGCGCCGGGCGGTGGTCCCATCAAGGTAGCGGCCAAGCCTGCCGACAGCGAACTTGACCTTAACCGAGCCGATGCCTTTGAACTGATGTTCAAGCAGGAAGCCTGGACGAAGGCCGGACGGCATATTACTTGGCGCAAATAGTGCACCTGACTAAATGTGCTACACTGATTTCAGTAGGGGGCCTCTCGGCATTCCTTTAAAAGAGAAGGTACGTGCCTTGAGGTTCCCCTACCCAATCGTCTCGCCGGACGGTAAACGGCGCTTCGCCCAGCATCGGCGTTAAAAGATGCCTCCACTCAGCCGAGTCCCGCTGTGAACAATTCTCTGAGACTGAACCAGATTAAACGGATGCGCAAACTCGCGCGTCCAGGAGAATTCTCATGGCAATCGGCACAGAATCCGCAGTATCTTCGGTTGAACTCGAAGATTTTGCACCTCTTATTCCCTCTCTTATCCCGATGAGCGACTCGCTGTATTCGCTCGCCAAGGACCGCTTTGAATCCGTACCGGTGTCGGTGACGACTACCGCCGGATCGACCGTGCGGCCCTCTTTCCGTGTGCCTTTCCGGGCGCAGGGCGGCGCAGCGATTGCACAGGGCACTGGCAATGGCGACGCGCTTGGCCGCGGCAATGCTTCTGTGTGGCAGGACTTTGTTCTGTCGCCTGTGTGGCACTATGCCGTGAACGAGATCACGCATCTTGCGCAGTTGGCAACTCGCGGCAAGGGCCGCGCGAAGATCAGCTTGCGCGCAGAAGAGATGAAGAATGCCTACGACTCGGCCATCGCCGGTATCGAAGGCATCATGTACGGCGACTCCTCGGGTGCTATCACGCAGATCCCCGCGACCGCAACTGTCTCTTCTAACAGCGGTACCGGGAACAACACCAGCTTCATCACCGGCATTCGGGCCATGGCCTTCACCGATAACCAGGTGATTCAGGTGTTTCCGTCTGAAGGCGGGGCATCGCGCGGGACTGCAACCATTTCGGTTAACGACCCGGCGAGCTCGACCCTGTTCTTTTCGACGGTGCTGCCGTCGACCGGCGGCGCTACGCAGGTTGGCGATTTTCTGATGATCGCCGGATCGAGCGGCGCACTGGGCCAGGGCGTATACGGCACAACGTCGTGGATTAACAACGCCACGGCCGGAACACAGGCCGGCATCGATCGCGCCAAGTTTCCGAACCGCATTACCTCGCCTTCGGTCAATTTGGCGGGCGGATCGGTGACAGCATCGCTTTCAGGTCGCATTCTGGCGCTACTTGGTCGTGCTATGGGCGCGGACAATCAGAGCAAGGATTCGGCCATCTTCCTGATTGGCGAAGATCAGCGGTTCGCTATCGACACCACGACCTACTACAACAAGCAGATCGTGATTCAGGGCTCAACCAGCGATGGCAACACAGGCAAGACGCCGGATGTTTCCAAGAAGTATTTCTCGGGAACTTATGGCGGCCGTGAAACCCACGTGAGCTATGTTCAGCCCCTGGGCCGCATCGACCTGATGCTGACCAAGGAATGGACTATTGGTGAACTGGTTCCGCTGCAACTCTACGACTTCGGCAACGGCGTCACCTCGATGCCGGTGCCGGACCCGAGCGGCAACGGATGGCTGACCTCGAATCAGTTTGCGTTCGAGTCATCCTTCAATATCGCCTGCTCTGCTCCGAAGCACCAACTGTATGTGTACGGAGCGTCCGAACCAACCATTTAACTGAACCCCAAAGCGGGGCTGCGGTAAACGCCGCGCCCCGCACTTATCAGGAGAGAGACCGATGGCAACCGATGTGATGGAAATTTCAGATCGTCGCGCGATGACGATCAAGGCTGATGCAGAGGCGCTGACGGGAACCGAACCCGAAGCCACCGAACCGCAACCTGCGATTCAGACCGTGGCCGAAGTGGATCGCGTGTACGGCGACCCGCTGCCGATCTTTGACCGCATCTTGATCAAACAGGGTGCGCCGGAAACTACGTGGGGAGAGAGCCGCATCGTGATTCCGGACTATGTGCAGAAGGCGCCGAACATGGGCGCTGTGGTGGCGTGCGCCAAGCATTACATCGTGGATGGCAAAGCGTTCCCGATGGATGAGCTGGTAAAGCCGGGCGACCTGGTGACCTTCTCCAAGTTCAATGCCGAGGAGATCGAGCGCGACGGAGAAACCTACGTTCTGTGCTCTGTCTTCGATGTGAAGCTGATTGAGTCTGTATCGTTCGCCCTCGGGGTGAGCCATGCAAGCGGCCTCTAATGCGCGGCCCGAACGACTGCGTTGCCCTGAGCGGTTTCAGCGTCGCCTTACCGAAGTGGGCGGCCTGAATCGCTACCGGCAACCCAACTACCGCCTTGCGTGGGCTCAGACAGAAACAACCCGGCAGGGCGGCGAGTGGGAGGCGGAAGGCGAAACGTTCCGCGGCTACAAAGACGTGCTCCTGGGCGACGGCCTACCGCATTGGATGCTTCTGCAATGGTGCGACGCGGGCAAGAGCATCGATATGCCGCATCTGCCGCCGCAAGGTCCGGTGTCGTGGCAGGAAGAGAACCGATGCCCGAAAACCAGCCTCCAGATTCTTGGCGAATATCCATACCACGGCAGCTATCAGATTGCATTGAACCTGATAGCCAAGACGTTTATCAGGGGCCAGCTTTTCATCGAAGCCTTTCCTCTGTCTTCGGAAATTGTCGAGATGATGGTGCCGATCATCAGGGCGTCGATGGAACTTTCCATTGAGGCGAAGCGGCGCTGGCTCGATGAGCAGAAGGAGAAAGAAGAAGACTCCCGCGCCCGAACGTTCGAAGATGCATGGCGCAGTTGTGAACGCAAATCCACGCTGGCTTCTACGGCGTGGCTGGAAGATAAGCAGCGCCAGATTGAGCGCATGGCAAATGCAGCCTTTCTGGCGAGACTCCACCGCAACAAGCGCTTTCAAGCGCCAGGAAGGATCTAAACATGCCAGTTATCGAGAGACCCGATTTAGCGGAAACACGGGCCGAGAGCCTGAACGACAGCATCACGCCGAATACTCTGACATCGAGCAACGACACCTTTGGTGCGCCGAAGGTGGAGATTTACGTATATAACGTAGCGAAGTTCGGCTGGGATTCGCGCGACGGTATTTCGCGACCACCGAATCATCCGCATCTGACCATCGCGCCCTGCCCTGAAGATCAGGATTACGTGCTGGTGGGACGCTTGCAGCACCCTTACCCGGAAATCTGGTACGACCAGAACAATGAGCGGCAGGTGCGCCACGTGGACGGATACCGCGAGGCCACCAAGATGCTATCACCGCGCAATCCGGGGATCGATCAGAACTGGGATGCGGAAGACGGAATCAATCGCTTCGACAACTTGAATGCGCTGGGCGTCTTTTGGTCCAAGCACAATCCTCCGCTCGATTCCGAAGTGAAAGCAGCCACGGCTCGCCTGGAGAAAACATTCCGCGCCGAGCTGGTGAGCATGAACAAGATTGAGCGCGAGAATCCACAGGAGGCGCCAGCGCGGGCCAACAAAATCTCACGCGCTGCGGCCGAATATTTCGGCACGCCGCGGTCATGGCACCAGTTCGACTTGTCGGCGCGCCAAGCAACGGGTGGCCGAGTTCCCTGCCCCAATTGCGCGGAACCGATCGTAACCGGAGCGGCTGTGTGCCGGCATTGCGATGCGGTGCTGGATGAGGAGAAAGCGCGACAGTTTTATCCCGACCGGTTCAAGAATCCGGTGGGCAGGCCGCGCAACACAGAAGCGGCGGTGTAACAACCTTCCACGGGCTGAGTAGCGCAGCAATTGGCGGGCTATGCAAACGGTCTCGGCTATGCCCGGCGCGAGCAAGGCCCGTGGATGACACGAGGTGATAGGTGGCGGTAGGCGGCCAAGGAAGTTATCCCAGTCTCGAAGTGATCGCGAATCTGGCGCGCACGATCGTCAATGACGACAAGGCGGGTGCTACGGGTACGCCGGGCGAGGGACAAATTCTTACCGACTCAAGCGCTACGCTGCAAAACCTCATGAACTCAGCTATCCGTGATACGTATCGGGATTGCAGCATCAGCGGCCAGCCTACGCTCATCAAAGACAACTACCTTCTGCTTGGATTGCCGCCGGTCAATAGCGCCCTCGGCCAGGGCGTGCAGAATCCTGCGGTGCAGGTAGCCATCCAGTTCGCTGGCTACTTCGACGGGCTGCAGATGTGGCCGAATCTCACGCTGCCTTCGGACCTGATTTATCCGCTGGAGATGTGGGAACGGCAAGCGGGAACAGCTAACCTTCCATTTGTGCCGATGCGCCAAGCGACCGGCGCGCTACGCTCACGCAATCAGGTGCAATGGCTGGGCGAGTGGGAATGGCGCTCCGATGGAATCTGGATGCCAGGCGCGACACTCGCGCGCGATGTGCGGCTGCGCTATATCTGCACGTTCGCCGATCTGGCTGCGCCGAATATCGATTGGAAACAGACATACGTGCCGATTCTCGATTCGCAGGATGCCATCGCGGACAAAATTGCCGTGATCTATGCAAGGCGACTCGGAGGGTCGGCGCTCGCGGACGCGATGATGGCGGCCAAGGCGTCCATCTTCAAGCTCAAGCAGCGCATCACGAGAGACCGTCAAAAAATCGACTACCAGCGGCAGCCTTACGGAGGCTCGAACAACACGCAATCCGGCGGCGCGCTCTCACAATGGCTTTTCTAGGAGAACAAACATGGCAATCGCGGCAACTTTGACGGTCTACAACGCACCTTACGGCATCGACCAAACGGCGGTGCGCAGCATTCTGCGCGGCAAGCTGGTTTGGGCGGCCGGAACTTACGCGGCTGGCGGCGTCACGCCCAATGCGCCACCGTACGCTGACGTTTCCGGCGCGAATGTGCTCTTGGCGACGCAGAATGTACAGCCTGATTCGATCGATATCAAATCAGTTGCGGGCAGCGGCTTCATCTATCAGCGCAATAACTCGACGGGCAAGATTCAGATCTTCACAACCGGGTCGGCAGCGGGCAGCGCGCTTGAGGAACTGCCGAACGGGGCATTGCCGGCGGGTGTGACCGGCGATGTTATCGAATTCGAGGCGAGCTGGGTGCGCGCGTAGCTGTCAAGCGAAGTTCTCACCTGTTTGTTCGGATTCGGTAAATATTGAATGGCCCACAACGTCAAAGGTCGCGGCACGGCGGTCCTCGATACCATGTCGGGGACCGTTTCTTTGGCTCAACCGGAAAGCATCCCGGAGGGCGGCAGCCCGCGCAACCAAAATTGCACCTTCGCGGTCGGCACGGTCGCGACGCGGCGGTCTCTGCAGAATCAGTATTCGTTTCAGGGCAGCAGTGTCACCAAATTGCCGGCCCATGCAGTCTCTACACCTAACGGCGCATCGGAGCCGTGGACGAACCCCGCCGGCGTTGAAGGGGCATCCAGTTTTGCCACTGTGTCATTCGGCCCCGGCACTCAAACGCGCAACCCGGCTACGGTGGTTTCGAGCGGCGCGGGTATCCCTTGGAATAATGCGCAGGATGCCGCCTCGGGTGGGGTGGGCAGCGACGAAACCGCTGTCATTATCGGCTTTTCGATCACCGCCAATGTGGTGAGCTTCACGCTGGCCCCGATGACGACGCCCTTTGTCGCCGGACAGCCGGTGACAATCTTCAATCTCCAAAATGGGACTTATCTCAACACGCACGTCTTGACAGTCCTTTCCTCGGGGCTAAGTGATACCACTTTTGAGGCGAGCTTTACGCATGCCGATGTGGCGGCAACCACTGACGCAGGCGTAGCAATACCCAGCACAGCATTTGCCTCTGCCATCAATGAGGGGTTGGTGCCGCCGGTTGGTCAGTATGTCGCCTTTGCGTCGCCGGCAGGATCGGATAGTGGACCTGTTTCTACCGGCGGCGGCTGTTTCGGCGACATCTTTTTCTTTCATGTATGGATGAATGGCGTAACCGGCGTAAACGGTTGCCCCTTCGGCGGCGGAACGATCGGCACCACCAGCTCCACTTTCGTAGCGCCGCAGTTGCCGCCCGGAGCTGTCGTGCAGGCCATCATCCCGGTAGTGAAAGGCACGACTTACGACAATAGCGCGTTTGCCTTTCAGGAGTTCTCTTACACGACGCCATCAGGCACATCGGCTATGACGCTGGATGGGACTCTTCAACAAGGCTCTAGTCTCGGAACGGACCTATCGATACTGAGCAGCCTCACCTTTAGGATGAGCGCGGAGAGCACCCAAAACGAACTCCCTGGAGTATCGCGGACTTTTGGGTCAAACATCCAATTCTTCGGCGTAGCGATTCTTTACACTGCACCATCCCCTACGCCGGCGACGCAGCTACAAAACCTGGATGCTTCTGATTTTGGCTTTACCGTTGGGTCAGGTGCACTTTCCGGCGTACAGGTTAATTTCGATGCCGGCATGCAGTTCGGAACCGCTGCCACGCTCATAGCGCAGCTCACATTGGGCGGCGTGCCAGTGGGAACGCCCAAACTCATCAGCGCGGGGCCGTGGGCTACGAGTTACACCCTTGGCGGACCTACCGATCTATGGGGCCTGTCGTCGCTGACAGGAGCCCAGGTAAATGATCCCAGTGGTATCGGCATCATCATCAGCGGCACATTGCTCGATGGATCTCAGGTTGATCTCAACAATCTGAGCATGACGATTGATTTCCCTTCTCCGACGACTGCGGATTTCCTCGACGCCACACAGTACGGATTTAATCTGACGACGCCGGTTACAGGCCTCGCCGGATCGTTTGCCGGTTCGGGCTCTGGGCAAATCTCTGTGCAGTTGCTTATGAACGGAGCGCCGGTCGGGACCGCCAAGCAATTCACGTTGCCTGGCAGCACTGCTATCGTCACTTTTGGCGCGCCCACCGATACTTGGGGCCTTGGCGGCTTCACGGATGCACAATTGAATGCCACCACATTCGGATTGCGCTTTGCTCTGGTGTCAGGCACAAGCGCCAGCATCCAAGATGCGCAACTTGTCGCATGGATCGCGCCCGCCGCAGCCAACTTCGATTACGTAACCACGTTCGAGGATAGCTTTGGCAATATCTTCACGCTTGCGCTCGACTCGAAGGGCGATTTCTGGATTGAGGATGTGCTCAACAATCCGAACGTGCTTACGCCCTTGTTTGAGGGCATGCCGAATAACAGCTTTGCCTCATCGTTCACGGCAGACTCGCGCCAGTTTATCGCAATCTCGAATCTGCTTGCAGGCAACTATCCGCCACAGAGCTATGGTCAGTATCGCGACCGTGTTTCACAGGTGGGTCCGGGCGCAGCGCCCGCCTTTGCCGGCACACTGACCAGCGGCGCAACGGCTAACATCACCGCCTACTCTGCCTCGGGAAGCACGCTGACACTTACAGCCGCCAATACATTCTCTGCCGCCGAAGTGGTGACCATTCAGGCAAGCAGCGGCGATCCACTTTTCCCGCTCAACGGACTCAGCTTCAATGTGCTAGGAGCGGGGCTTTCCCCTACGCAGTTTGAAATCTCAACTTCCGCCATTACGGGTAGCGGCAGCTCGACCGCAACCGCTATCGGCACGTACACCTATCCCATTGCGGCATCTCCAAACGGCATCACACAGTTTCCTTTCTGGAATCAGGCGCAAGGATATCAGTCGCAGTTCGATGACATTCTGTGGAGCGCGGGGCCGGGCTCAACCTCATCAGGCAACGTCATCACGATCTATTACCTGCAGGGCAGCCATGGATTGCCAGATGCCAATCTGGTGGCCGCCGTGCAGGCGCAAAAGTTCCCGGTCTATGTCTACGTCTCGGGTTGCACCAATCAGCCGCGGGCGAATGGCACATGGCTGGTAACGAGCGTGGGTGTGGGAACGCCGCCCGGCGGCGCCGCGACGCGCTGGTACTTCACTTTCAACATCAACGAAACCGGCTATCAGAACGAGGGCAGCGGCGCTAACTCTGCACCGGGCCAGTATCAAATGACGGTGGCGACACTGACCACCACGCTACCGCTGCCGGGCGTGGCAACCGGCGATTCCATCACAGTTTCCGGCGTTCCGGTGACCTCGTGGAATAACACTTGGCCGATCGTGGATTCGCTAAACTCGGGATCATACTCGATTTCGCAGACCTCGATGGATTCCTCGGGCACGGCTACCTATAACTGGGCTCTGGCGGGCAGCACATCGGCCGCGCCGCAGCCGGGCCAGCTTGTGACGGTTACGGGAACGCTGAACGGGAATGGTGTCTTCAATGTCACAGACGCCGTGATTGCCACCGTAACGGGATCTTCGTCGGGAACTTTCACCATCACCGGATTTGCGCCGCAGGTGATCACGTCGCAGGTGGAGTCCGGACAGGCTACAACTTCGGGCACGCAATTCCAGATCGACCCCGGCGCGTTGACGCTGAACAGTTCAGATAATCCGATCTACGGCAACTCGGGCGGCGGCTATGTGACGCTGGTTGGATCAACTTCAGTGGTCATCGCACCCGGCACGCGCAAGGGCACAGTTTTCTTTATCACCCGCAATGGCTATTGGACAGCGCCCGCGCCTCCGGTGCAATTTACCGTAGCGCGCAACTCAAATTACATCAAAGTCTCGAACATCCCAATCGGGCCGCCCAACGTGATTGCGCGCGGCATTGCGCTTACCGAGGCGGGGCAGAATGGGCAGCCGGGAGCCAGCTTCTACACGATCCCTGAGCCGGTGCAGTATGTCTTCAACGGAATCACGTATCTTTCGTCTTCGCTCATCATCAATGACAATTCGACTACGAATGCCCAGTTCACTTTTCCCGATTCTGTACTTTTAAATGCAGAAGAGATTGACATCCAGGGTAACGATCTTTTCAACCTGACAGAACTGGGTGATTCGGCCTGGTGCACCCAGTATCACGGCCGCAGCGTATGGGGCAGGGTCAGCAACAAAGTCCCGAACTTCCTCAATATGAGCTTCGACGGGGGATATAACCCCAACCCAGCCGGAAATCTGTTGCCGCTTGGCTGGGGCGCTGACCTTACCACGATGCCGTTCAACTCGCAGCCGACGTTGCTGGTGTCACCGATCTTTGGCAACTCATGGTACATCCTGAACCAGACAGGCAGCCCGGCGGCAGCGCTGGGGCGCATCACGCAAAGCGCTTACCGCGACTACAACAACGTTGCTATCCTGCAGCCCGAGATTGCTTACTCTGTGCGTGTGACATGCCGCACGCCCGGTGGCGCAACCGTGGGCGCGCTGGTGGTGGACCTGACCGGAGCGAATACCGGGAACGGCTACGGAAACACTTATGGCACCTTCACGCTGAATACGAGCGCCATGACTACGGCCATGGCGACTTATAGCGGCACGCTGCTGACAACACCGTTTGCGAGCGTACCCACGGACCTGGTACTGCGCGTGTGGGCAGCGAATCTGGCTGCAGGCGGCGACATTGAAATTGATCGCATTGAGATTTTTCCCACCATTGCGCCGGTTAACCTGACCGGGCTCACGATGAGCTACAAGAACGACTGGGAATCGTTCGACCTGGTGACAGGCGGTACCGATACCAACACAGTGAATGCGCAGCCAGCCAACGGCGCTTTTGTGATTCACGATCAGCTTTACGTGGTGAAGGAAAGTTCGCTGGGCTACCTGAGCGATACGCCTAATCAAGAGCCGGCCAACTGGAACCCTTTCCGCGAAGTCTCAAACGTGGCGGGAGCCGCCGGAATCAACGCCTTCGACGTGGGCGAGGAATGGGCCATCATGGCCTGCCAGAACGGCCTCTATGCGTTCAACGGCGGCGCTCCGGTGCCGATGCATCAGGAAATCCTTGAGATTTGGCGATCGATCAACTGGAATTATGGGCACACCATCTGCGTGCGCAACGATGTGGCGAATCGACATATTCTGATTTCGGTGCCGATGGCTACGCCGAATCAATGGTGTCCGGATTTCCCGGTGAACGCGAATCCGACCGCGCCCAATGTGGTACTGTGCCTGGACTACAAGGGCATCGAGACTATCGAAGAACTGATAGGGGCCGCGCCAATCCACATCACCATGATGGGTCAGATGGCGGTTCACGATCTGCGCCGCAAGTGGTCTCTGTGGTCAATTACTTCGCCGTACATGGCGGTGTGTAAGCGCAGCGAATTGCTCAGCGAGATGCTCGTCTGCTCCGGTTTGGGCGATGCAGCGCTGTCGTCCTTTGCGAATCTTATCCCCGGCGCCGACAACGGCGTACCGTTCACGCACAGCTATTGCACGTATGGGTTTGTGGATGAGAAGAAAGCAGAGCAGAACCCGATGCTCGGGCAGTGGAATAAGCGGTATGCGTGGTGGGATGCGATTCTGCGCGGACAGGGCAAAGGCACGCTGACTTTCTTCCAGAACATTCTCGCAGCGCCATTCCCGTGGACGGTGCCGGGTGGTGTTACGCTGACCGACCCCGCCCCGAATGACCTCTCCGGGCCGCTGAACGAATATGCGATGCGGCTCTTTGTTGAATTCAAAATGAACGGTCTGAATACGCGCTTTAGCTGGCAATGCATGCGGCTGGCTGCGAATCCAGACCCATGGCAACCAATCAGGTAAGGTATGGCGACACCGGCAGGAAGTCTCGACGGCGGCAGGCTGCTCAACGAGGTGGCGTTGAAAGATCCTCGCCTTGGGCAACTTCTACAAAACGTGATCGACGGAATCAACCGGCTGGGGCTGAATGTGGGTGCGTCTCCGGTGGGCGATGTGACGCCGCCAAAGCCGCCCGATTCGGTCTCGGTGAAGGTGTCGGGCGAGATGATGCACATCTCCATCAATCACGCGGGGGAACTAAACCGCGGCGTGCGGTACTTCTCGGAAATATCGACTTCGCCGTCTTTCGGGCAGCCTATCGTGATCGACCACGGCACCAGCCGCACGTCACATCCGATCCCGCTACCAACACAGGATGACAGTAGCAGTCCGGTTACATACTACGTGCGATCGTATGCGCAGAATCCGGGAGGCCCGCCGTCCGCGCCGACCGTGGTGGGCGGCATTGGCTCGCCTACAGGATTCACCATGACCGGCGGCACCAAAATGACGTTGCTGCCATCGACCGGCAGCGGCACGGCACCCAGTACCGGCCAGAGCGCTGGACAAGGCATGGGACGGTTTCAAAAGAGGCAATCATGATTGTGCGCGATGCGACATTTGAGGACAGCAGTACCATTTCGGAAATTCACGCCGCAATGGGGCTTGACTACCGCTTACCCGATCTGAACTCGCCCCTATTCTTCGTGCGCAAGGTGGCCGAGCGGGATGGAATCGTGCGCGGGGCATGCTTTTTGCGGATTTGTGCCGAATGCTATCTGTGGCTTGCGCCCGAGCAAACTGCACCTGATAAAATGAGAACCATGGAAGCCTTGCAGCCTGAAATTCTGCGCGCTGCTTGGGCGAAAGGCCTTGACGATATCGAGGCCCGCATTCCTGAGACCCTAGAACGCCGCTTTCATAAGCGCCTGACGCAGCTTGGATGGACGGCTAACCGCAATGGTTGGCACCCATGGTCTAGGGAAACATATGCGTGACGCAGCCAATGCGGCGTTGAATGCCGCCAAAACAGCCTCTACAACCGCTGGACAGTACGGCTCGACAGCCGCCGGCATCGGCGCGAACCTGGTGCCCTTTCTGACGCGCCAGATGACCAATCCGCAGGGCATGAGCCAGCAGGATATCGGTGCGCAGTTGACGAGCGAGCTTGCGGGCACGGGCGGCGCAACCTCTGGCCTGACCGGTGCGGCCAATAAAATGGCTACCGTCACGCGCAACCCGATGGGCTTCTCGGCGGCGCTCGATGCGGCGGCACGCACGGCTGACAAGGCGAATGCGGGCGCGGGTGAAAGAATTGCCGCCAACAATGCCAACATCAAACTCCAGCAGCAGAACGAGGCCGCGCAGCAGCTTGGCGGCCTGTATGGAACCGCGGGCAGGCTTGGCGTGGAATCGCAGGGGCAGGTTGCGCCGGATGTGAACGCGGCGGCTGATGCGAATAAGACCGGATGGCTGCAGAACATGACGGATATTATCGGTTCGCTGTCGGGTGCTTCAAAGGGACCGATGAAATACGTCTGAGGCTACGATGGCGCTGACTGATCTCCTGCCTAACTCGAATGATCCGCTGAATCTGAACGCTCCGCGTGTGTCCGCATTGCGTCCGGTTGGCCCAGAGCCTACGGCACCGGTGAATATGGGCGATGCGCCTATGCCGCAGTTGCCCACGCTTCGGCCCTTAGTGACTAGCCCGCGCGAGCAACAGATTCAATCATTGACGCAGAAGATTAACGCATTCGAGAATCCTGGACCGTCGAAGCCTGGATTCTGGCACCGGCTCGGGCAGATTTCAGCCAGGATCGGCAACATTGCGGGCGATGTGGTTGCCCCGCACACGATGGAACTTATCCCCGGAACGCAATTGAATCGCGAGATGCAGCACCAGCAGAATTTGGCTGAGCGCGCCGGTTTGCAAAAGCAGGATTTGGACGAACAGAACGCAGCGAGCGAGAATGCTTTGCGCGGCGCACAGACGGCGGAAATTCCAGCGCGGGCCAACCTGGAGAATGCCGAGGCCGACAAAGACCGGGCGGCGGTGGCGAACGGCCCGGACCTCGCCACGGCCTATGCGCACCGGGTCAATCAGGTGCTTAGGGAAAACGGCGATCCCTCCACAGATCCGACAGTGATGTATTTACAGCACGCGATCACAGATATTCAGCGGAAACCTTTGCCGAAGGGGCTTGAGAAAGTTGACCTCGTTGGTCCGGATGGCAAGCCGATGGCGGCTAACTATGACCCCGCAAAGGGCGTTTATACCGATGCGTCCGGCAAGGTTATCCCGAATCCGAGGCCATACGAAAAGCCGAACCAAGCTGGCATGGTTACCGTGGTTGCCCCAGATCCCAATAACCCCGGCGGCGGTATTGTCGAGCGAGTAGGAGCAGGCGCGCATTTAGCGCCGGGCTCCATGACGGCATCGCAGTACGGCGTCGGCGCTGCGGCGGATGTGAAGCAGGACAAGGCGCGCAAGCAGGCGGCAGAAGAGGCGCAGAAAGACTACAAGCTGATGCAGACTCTTGCCGCCAATCCGTCGCCTACAAACGATCTTGCCATGGTGATGCACTACATCGGCGCGACCAAGCCGGACTCCATCGGCAAACTACGACTCAACCAGAACGAAATCGCTCTCGTGATGGGAACGCGCAGCAGCTTTGGCGATCTTGAGGCGATGGAAGAGAAAGTGCGCAACGGGCAAAAGTTGACGCCCGAGCAGCGCAACAACATGCTGGAGACCATGCGCATTCTTTCCGCGTCGTCAGGCGATACGGGCGGTGGACCGCAGATGATTCGGGCGCGCGATCCGCAGGGTGTGTTGCACGAAGCCCCGGCGGGCACGCCGCTGCCGGCGGGATGGAAGGCTGAATAATGGCGGGCTGGGTTGTAGTTCCGAATGGCGACACCTCCGCATGGAAGCCTGTGCGGGAGGCGAGCGCACCCGTGTCCACGCAGCCAGAGGATACGCGCAATGATGCCCAGCGCACATTCGACAGCGCCACCAAATCAGTTCCCATCGACCTGACGCATGGATTGGGGAATGCGCTCAACTCCACACTCGGCAATCTGGGGGGCGGCGCTCTGAGCTTGGCGGCCCCGCTCTTTCATCCGATTGCCACAGCGCATGGCCTACGCGATTTGGTGACGCCGCAGAGCGCAACCGAGCAGGGCGCTTCGTTCCTCGGGCCGGGAATAGTCCCGATGCTGCATATGGCTTCTTCGGCGGTTAATGCGGTGAAGCCGAAACAAGGTGAAACGTTCGGCCAGAATGCAGCCCGCGCTGGCGGTGAAGCTATCTCGGCAATTCCGGCTGCGACGGCCGCGGCATTTGGAGACGAGGCTGCCGGTCTACGTGATCTGATACCCACCAAGGCGGGCGCTGGCCGTTTGTTTGAGTCGGTCATGAATGATGCCGCCACGCAACCGGTAAAGCTGACGCGCTCTATGGAACCCCTGGAGCGCGCACAGCAGATTTCTGCGCGCGGTGGCAACACTGTATCAGCGGTCGACAATCTCTACAAACGCATCAACACGATCAACCCACTGGATTACCGGGAGGCTCGTGATTGGGCTTCTAACCTTTCCCGACTTTCAGGTCAAGATGCTATGAACGCCTCGCCGGCCCTGAGGGCTCAGATTGGCAAACTATCGCATGCGTTCAATGAGGATGTAGGGGACGCGGCAGCGGCGGTTGGACGCGGTGAGGATTACGCCAAAGCTATGCGCGACTATGCGCGCGCCGCCAAACTGAGCGATCTTTTCGATACTGTGAAGAAACATGCAATTCCGGCGGTAGCGGGTGGTGGTCTTGTGGCTGCAGGCCTGAAGGAGCTGCTGAAATGATCAGAGGTAGCGATCAAACGGATCGCTCTCGGAATCGCCGCGGCGACGGCGCGCCTTCTGTGACTTCAAATCAAACCAGACAAGCCACACCAAAATCACAACGGAGCAGACTAGAAACAGCAGCATTCGGCCTCCGCTAAAATGTAAGTATAGCGCGGCCTAAGACAAGGAGCAACGGCAATGCCACCTTATTTGAACTCGACTTTCGGACCACCGTACAAGAAGACGCTGCGCATGCAGTACGGCGTTGTGCCGATCTACCTGTTCGGCCGCAAGGATTCGCAGACTAACCCCTTTGTTTTCAAGGTGACTCAGGTTGCGCTCACCTCGAATGTGGCGACGCTAACAGTGCAGCTTGTCTCGGGCGGCGGCGGGGCTCCCAACGACTTTCCGGCATCGCCGCAGGTGGGCCAGAACCTCAGCGTTCTCGGCACGCAGACAGCCAGCGGCGCGTTCAACGTGGGCTTTACACAGGTCACGGCATCCACGGTTGACCCGACGACCGGCGCGGGCACGATCAGCTTTGCGCTGATGCACGCCAACGTGGGCGCAACCGCCGACTCGGGGCAGCTTGTGCTGGAACCGCTCGAAATCCCCGATCTGGTTGACAGCGTGACGGCATCCATCCCGGTAGCGCAGATCTTCACGCCCGATGACAGCGACAACTCACGCTGCATCTTCGCTGAGGCCAAATGGACCGGAACCTTGCCGACTAGCGCAACGATCAAGCTGCAGGTTGCCAACGTAGACGAAGACTCGCGCTATCAAGTGGTGCAGAACTCCTACGGGACAGCCCCGGGTGCGATCGTGGCCCAGAGCGATTCACTAGCAACCGTGGCGGCAGGCGCTGTCACTCAGTCAGGCGCACAATACCAATACATCATGGGCAAGTTCATCCGCGCGAAGATAACGGCCATCACGGGTGGCGACAATACGACCGGGCTCATCTTAACTTTGTTCGGCTGATGAGTCAGATGCACTCTTGGAGTAACGATGCGTGGATTGGCATTACTTTCGTGTTTTCTGGCGCTGCCATTAGCGGTATCAGCCCAGTACGGCCGCATGGACTTCTCGCTGCAGAGCGCACAGGGCCAGGCGATTGCCGGGGCTACGGTGAACGTGTACACGCAGCCATCTTGCGGGGCCGCGGCGGGCGGGTTGGCAACACTCTACCCGGCGGCGACGGGGGGCACACCGCTTACGCAGCCGCTCTCTACGGATGGCTTTGGATCAGCCTTTGCCTATGCCGCACCGGGATGCTACACGGTTGTCTACTTCAGTCAGTTTACCGGCACACGGACATTTGCCGATCAGGTGCCGGCGACGAATGGCGCGAGCATCTCATTGAGCACGCTTGGAACTGGCGGCGCGTCGACGCTGATCGGGTCGCTTCTCAACATCCCGCAGTATCAGAGCCAAATCTCGCTAACAACCACAGGCACGAGCGGAGCGGCAACTTTGACCGGGGCCGTCATCAACATCCCTCAGTATCAGTGTGCGCTTACGCTGACCACAACGGGAACAAGCGGCGCAGCCACATTGAGCGGATGCACGCTGAATATCCCGCAGTACACGGGCGGCGGTGGCGTTAGTGGGCAGGCAAGCGGCGTCATCGGCCTCGCCACAAACGCGACTACAACCGGGGCCCAATCGCATATCGATGAAAACACGGCTGGTCAGGACACGGTCAATCAAAGACTGGCGGTCAATGATCCTTCGGACCCCACCGAATGGATCCTTACGCCTACTTCTCATGCGTGTGCGCTCATAACCGGAGCCTTTTCGATTTGCCCGTCCGATAGCCTGTCATCTGGCAGCGCTCTGCAGGGCCCCGATGCTCCCGGTTCTGGCGATCAGATTATCTACGTGACCAATACTGCCGGCGTGATGAAGATCAAGTTTGTTACGCCAGGCCCGGGATTGTCATTTTCCGGTGGCACGCTGTCGGCCCCGTTCTCCTGTCAACCTGGTTTAGGGGATGGATTGAATGCGATCGCTGCGGGAACCTATCTTCAGTCCACATGCAAGAACACCAGCGGTGTGACCATCACGATCCACGGCATCCAGTGCTTCACGGACAACAATGGGTCGAGCACAATGAATGTAACGAACGGGGCCGGAACCGGATTGCTCACTGGCGCGGTCACCTGCTCAAACAGTTTTGCGGCTGGTACGCAGAGCGGAACAACGACTATCGCTAGCGGTGATTATTTCAAGTTCACTTTTGTGGCTGATGGCACCAGTAAGCAAACGACATGGGTGATATTTTGATGCGCACTCTCATTGCGATGATGTTGATTTCCTCGTGCCTGTCTGCGTCGGCGCAAATTGTAAACACCGGGCGGCATCGCGGGTTATTTACACCTACCGGTACTACAAATCACGCGCGGCAATTCAATGGCACGAGCGACTCACTACAGTCCGCATCCCCTCTTTCTTCCTTGAGTGGCGTTGGGACCGTGAGCCTCGCATTCTGGATGTACTGGGATGCCTTCGCGAATAACGATGAACTAGCTTTTGAATCTTCGGCGAACTATAACTCGAACAATGGAGCTTTTCTCGTTGACCCTAATACTTCGGGAGGTGGCGGCGTAAGCGCAGGAGTCTTCCAATATTCGGTCAACCTTGCCGGTGCTGGAGTGCATCTTGATTGCGCTTTTACGCGACCATCCGCTGCGGCGTGGCATCAGTATGTGCTCATCCTCGACGCGACGTCAGGATCCTGCGGAGCTTATGTAGACGGCGCGGTTCCATCCGGACTGACTACGGTCAACTCGCACACGGGAACTTTTTCAAGTCAGACGCTCAACGTGATGAGCCGTAATAATGCGTCTCTGTTTGGGGCTGGGCGTATGTCTGAGATATCGGTCTTTAGTGGAACCATCAATTCTTCTGACGCATCGCTACTTGCCGCCTGCGGTCGTCCCACCTCTGTATCCAGCGCTTCGCTTCTCTACTACTGGCCTATCAATCAGACCTCTCCCGAAACGCCGACGACAGGAGGCATCAACCTTACTGTTAACGGCACAACCAACGTGGCAAGCCTATGCTCATTTTAAGGAACATGATGAAGAGACTTATCGCTTTGATTCTCCTCGCCACAATGCCGATCCTAGCGCAAAGCGGGCGCGGTTCTATCAGGGGAGAGGGAAGAATATCTTCCGGAGTGAGCGCGATCAATTCGGGCAGCGGAATCATCGGGTTGATCGACGGGAGCTACAATTTGGCATTCAACGACTCGAATAACGTAATCGAGGGAATGCGCTTCGTCAATTCTCAGTTCCAGCAGAAGTCGCCTCTCCCGAATGCCGCAGCGGATTCGTGTACGTCTGTCTATAACAACAAAATCTACATTATAGGCGGCTATGGAACTTCGAGTTCCACCCAACTCGACTTCGTGCAGATCTACGATCCTACGACTGATATATGGACCCAGGGGTCGGTTCTCCCTGTGGCGGAATGGGGCGCTGCTTGCGCGGTCTATAACGGCAAAATTTACCTGTTCGGCGGAGTCGTAAGCGGAGGCGGCGGAGGGGGCGGCGGAACCGCGAACGCTTACCTCTATGACATTGCCGGTGATTCGTGGTCGTCTCTCACATCGCTGCCTTCTGCCATCCCCGACGGCATGATGGGGGTCACAGTGGGCAGTGATATTTATCTGCTCTTCGAATCGAATTTTTGGCGGTTTGACCCATCTGCAGCAGGAGGCATGGGCTCCTACACTGCGCTTACGGCGGCGCCAACGGCAGCGCAGGTCCAGTGGGCAGCGACGGGCTATGTAAACGTGAGCGGCGATGATCGCATTTACTTCATCGGCGGCAGCACGAGCGCAGGCAGCGGATATGGCAACGGTAACTACTATTACAGCGTGACGAATTCGGCCTGGAGCGGTGCGCAAGCGGCTGCTCCGTTCAGCGCCCATGGTCAACTGCAGGGAGCCGTACTGAGCGGCCAAATTTATTACATCGCCGGCTACGATGGCACCGTGTTTTGGTCTGATCTGTACGCTTATAATCCATCCACGAACTCGTGGTCTTCAAAGTTGGCCACAATGAGTCAATGGCGCGATGGAGTCGCGGGCGGATTCTACGGCAACACGATCTATGTCATTGGTGGTAGAAACGCGAATGCGCCGAATGCTTTCGGGATCTCCGCAAACGAGGCTTACCAAGTCGGATCAACCGTGATTCCGCAAACCTTCACAAAGATCCAATTGCATTACAGTAGTCCTTCCGGCGGGAACGTCCATCTCGGCATCTATTCCGATTCGGGAGGAGCTCCAGGCTCGCTCATTCTTGACGCTGGTGCTGTGTCGATTGTGAACGGATGGACGGCGATCACGGGATTGAGTTTGTCGTCATTGACTCTGGGCACTAACTATTGGCTGGTTTTTTTGCAGGACTCATTCAACAATATTTCGTACACATCAGGAGCTCCGTCAGGTTCTGTGGCCGGCGCACACTGCTCAACTACCGGTACTTCCTACGGGTCGTTACCGTCTACGTTTCCGGCTGTTGGAATGACGTGTCAGGTGGGATCGATGTATGCCGAAAAGTTGTCGGTCAACTGAATTTGTCATCCCATGCTCGCTTTGGCGGAATCCCACGGCAAACATCGAACAAGAACCAGACGAACCCGATAGGCCAGAGAATCAGGCGACTTAGAAATTTCCAGAGGCGGATGCGGGTTTCAAACTGCATGGCGCAAGGGTAGCAGAAATTTTAAGGAGGAAAGATGAAACGATTGATCTTGTTAGCTGCAACTTTAGTGTTAAGTGTGGGGTGCCAAGCTCAACTTCCGCCGACAACCTGGCAGGTGGCTGTGACTTGGCAGGCGCCGCAGGCGAATACAAATTGGGCGGGTTGCACGGCGCAGAACCCGTGCACTTATGCGGTAAGCCGGATTGCGGTGGCCTCGGGAACCATCTGCCCCACGCCTTCAGGCGGAAACTACGCGCTGGCCGGCAACTCGGCTTCACAGGCATTGAACTTTCTCGACACCGCAGTTACTCCCGGCACGAGTTACTGCTATCTCGTACAAACGCAGCAGGTGATTCCGCCAGCGACTCAGCCAGCGACGTCGAGTCCCTCGAATACCGCTTTCATCGCGGTGCCCGCAAACCCCGGACCTCCGACCGCACCATCTTTGACACCTTCAACTCAAAGCACGCAGACGGGATCGGTTGAAAAGCCGATGCCTGAGCCGACGTCGGCAGTCGCTGGTAAGCCGAGTTCCGCCCCGGTCGGCCTGGTAGCAGTCGTTGTGAAACAAAAGCGCTAATATCCATGGCAATTTTTGACAATCCGAGAGACCTGCTGGAGCGGCTGGATGAGATTGCCGCGCAGGGCCGTCAGAATGCTTCCAATCTGGAACTAATCAGCACGAAGCTGTTCGGCTCCGAAGAAGACCATTTTGCGGCTGGCAGGCTACCTGTGCTTGAGCGCGGCTTAGAGTCTCTTACCGCTCGACTTGGAGCCATGGAACACAACGACGCGCGGCTACAGGGGCAGCGTAAAGCCTGGAGCGGCGCGCTCTCGTTTGTCGGTAAGGCAATTCTCGCAGCGGGCAGCGCGCTTATGGGCGCCGTCTTCGGAGCACATTTTCACAAATAGTGGTGTAGAATTCAGTCAGGCGCACTTTTACGGAGAGACCCCATGCTAGGTGAGAATTGGCCCAAATGGTTGTGCTGGTTGCTGTGGGTGATCGGCGTTCCCCTTGTATGTCCTGACTGCAAGAATCGCGGCGGCGTGTATCAGCGCGTCTGTGATGAATCGCAGCACCACCTTTGGACCCGGTGCGGGCGCTGCGAACCTTACCAAAACATCTGAGGAGAGATCACATGAAAAAGTTCTATCTGTTTTCTGGCCTAGCCCTGCTCGGCTTGGCTGCAACCGTATGCATGACTGGCTGCGCAGGATTGCCCCAATGGCTGGCGGACGCCAATAACCTACTGCCGTTGTTTGTGGCGAGCGCCGGATCAATTCTGACAGCCATAGGCGTTCTGAGCGGCAATCCAGCCCTGGCGACTGGGGCCTCTACGATTGCTGGCATCGCCACAGAGGTGGAGGACAGTATAAAGGACGTGCAGGCTATGGTAGCTGCATATCAAGCCAATCCGGGGACCACAACCTTGGAAAAAGTTGAGAGTGCGGCACAGGCAGTCATTACCAGCCTGCAAAAGCTGTTGGGCGATTTTGGCATGCCTGCGGATAGCGTAGCCCCGTTTCAGTCGCTGGCTCAATTATTGCTGACGCAGTTCGAGGCGTGGGTTTCCACTATCCAAAGCATCAAGACTGCTACAGAAAATTCAACCGGCCTACATGCGGCTCTTTTGGCTCATGCCGCAGTCGCCAAGCTGCCGCAGGTTCCGATGGATGCCGCGCATTACAAGCAAGCGGTCAATGGCCTAGTGTCCCAGTATCCCGACTCGGGACTGAAATCCATCTGAAACACTCCATTCGCGAGGGCTCGCGCAGAAATGTGCGGGCTCTTGCTTCGTTACCTGCGTGACATATCAGATTAACTATTTGTCGGGAGGGTGGATGTCAAAACTCAAGCTCAACGGTAAGCCATTCAACCTGAAACCAGCATCACCCACGGAAACGAAGCTGCTGCACTTTCTTTCCAGAGCTCCTGTGGACGAGATCTATACGATCCCCGAATTGTCCAAAAAAACTGGCTGCGCTCGATGCTCTATCGAGAGGTGCGAGGCTTTAGCGGAGTTTACAACGCTGCTCGGCCCACGGCGCTATTGGGGAAACCCTAAGGCTATCGCAGAGCTTAGACGGCAGGCGGGCGCATGAAAATTGCCGATGCCGTAACAGTTAAGGTCCAATCGAATAAGAAGAAGGCGGACTTCCAATGGCGCGAATGGTGCGACCACGCCGAGAAGACGCAGGAGCTCTACAAGCGCGCCAGCGTCTCGCAGAAGTTCGCCAAGATCACGCTGGGCGATGGTAAGACGCCAGTCTGCCTGCTCCCCTTCTCAGACCAGCACATCGGTGCGCGCGGGATGAATTACAAGATTTTCCGCGCCATGACGGAAGAGATTCTCTCCGACCCGCACATCTATCTGGGAATCATCGGCGATCTGGCCGAGTTTGCCATCAAGCTGCGCAGCGTGGCCGAGATATGCGCGCAGATCTTCAGTCCTGAAAAGCAGATGCAGTTTGTGGAGAACTGGTTTGAGGAGATAGCACCCAAAGTGGCGTTCTGCTCATGGGGTAACCACGAAGACGAGCGCACCGAGAAGCAGGCCGGTTTCGGCGTGATGAAGTGGCTGATGGGCAAGCGCGCCGTTTACTTCGACGGCATTGGTCATGCTGATGTGATGGTGGGCAAGCAAACCTACAATTTGGCGGTGTCGCACAAGTTCCGCGGCTACTCATACATGAATCCGTGCCACGCCGGCCAGCGTTACATGCGCTTTCAGGGCGTTGACCGGGAGATTGCCGTGATGGGCGATATCCACACGCCAGCCTTCATGCACTACTACGATGGACCGCGAGAGCGCCTGTCCCTGGTGGCCGGAACGCTCAACATTGGCTCACTCTATGCCGAGCGGTACTTTTCGATTTTCACGCAGCCGCAGTACCCCTGCATTGTTCTCGACAACAAGGTACACAGCTTTCAGCCATACAAGAATCTGGCGGCGTGGAAGCTGACCACGCAAGGTTGAGCCCATGGCCCTATCGCATGCGCAGCTTCGCCGCTGGTATGTCGCTTACAACAAGCGGTGGTTTGGCGGAAAATTGCCGGACGACATGGACCTGTTTTATGCGCCGGACGACAAAGCGCATGGTCTGGCTATCTGCCATGAGAACGGCGAACGGATGATCAAGATCGACACGGCGATTGCGGGTTCGCGATGGGCCAAGATGACCCTGCTGCACGAGTGCAATCACCATTACACGGGCGACTTTACGCATGGCGTAAGGTTTCAGGCCGGCATGGCACGGCTGGCTACGCTGGGGGCATTTAGGGGGATCTGGTAGATGCTGAGCGGAAGTATAGAGAAGGACTCACTGGAACTGTTCTTTGAGGGCATCCGGTCATCTTGTAATGAGCATGCCAGGCGCAAGGGCTATACGGAGCGAGGGGCTGGTGATGGCGATGTGCTCGGCCCGGTGCTTAATACGATCGGAATTACCCAGGCTCATGCGCTCGGGGAAATCATCACCAAGGTTGTGGAGTTTAGGAGATCACCCCGTCGAGTGCTTGCCGAGAAGATGGCGGGCTGGGCGTGGCGCCTGTGGCTTAGCTGCGAGGAGTGAGTTGCGCGCTACGATCCTCCACTTTTGGTAAGTCTTCCAGCGGTATCCGATCCACGCGAACTCTGCGCACCTGGATCACCGATGGGCTGTGTGTCTCGGGACCGCCGTAACCGCCGCGCCTCAGCCTGGCTACCTCTGCTGCTGCCTGCTCCAACGTCGAGACCAGCGTAGGACAGCCATAAGAGCCTTCTCGCGGCCAGTAGATATCTACGCGAAGCTGATCGATTTCGGAGATCATTCAGAAGACTCCTTCAGGCCCGACGCCTTGGGAGTGGGCGGCAACAGTTTTCTCTATCAGGATCGCCGTGGAGTAATCCGGTTGCCAGACAGATATCGATTCATTTGCTATGTTGAATGCCGCGACAGCTGCTTCAAGTTCATCTACGCCGTTCAAGTCGTTAACATCGGCGTCTTCCCACATATGTTCGAGCATATTCTCGTAGAGGCTTTCCGTGGTTGCTTTCACAACCCCGACATCTTTGCAGGCCCAGATGTACTCTGGCTCTTGTCCTTCCAGATAATCATCAATGGCGCTCTCGACATCTTCGTAATACCTGTCGTCGCGACCATAGACCATTCCGCCTTTGTATTCGCTGGGAAGAATCTTGGTCGCCTTCTCGAACCGCTCGGCTTCTTTGATCCGCTCTCTTTCGCGCCACTCGGCATCTCGACAGTCGAGGCATTTTGTATCGTAAGTGCGCTCTACCTTTTTGCCACACTCGCAGATAAGCTCGCCATGGCATTTCTGCGCCTGCGCTTCGTTGCCGAACACGGCACGGCATTCGGAGCAATAGAAAACTCCCGCCGCTGATCCATCTTTCTTGTAAAGCTCAATCGCCTCGCTCATCCCCTACTCCTTCCCGCCGCCCGGTTGGGGCGCTAGCGCTTGATCGATGAGAATAAGCAGCGCAAGTGCTCCCTGCTGCGGTACGACCATGTTGCCAAGTCCTCGGAGTTGATCTTGTCGGCTGAAATCCATCCCTCGGGAAGTCCCATCATCCACGCTACGAACTTCGGATTCAGCATCTTCTTCTTTGGCGACCGCTGGCGCGAGCTCTGGGCGCTCTCTGAGGATTCGAGTCCATGCGTCTCTGTCGGATGGGCCGGGAGGAAAGAGTGCTCGATCATGGCTGGCAATGTCGGCCCTGCTGGGCGGTTGAAGTGTTCCACTGTCGCTGCCCCCCCCGATTCGCTCTTGTAATCCCGTGCCGCAGGAGTAGGGAATTGCGTCAACCTCGCCTGTTGATCCAACCCCATCTCGTCTTTCCGGTCCCCGCCTCTGGATCGAAACGAGTCCGTCGCTGGTGGCTGCCATAGTTCCACTGCTCCTTCCAGATCAATTCCGCCAGTATGCTTAGGGGTGCTCACAAGGTTGCCCCCCCCCCCGAAGGCGTGTTCGGTGTGGGCCATAGCTTCCGAGACAAGATCGCGATGCCTGCCGCCACGTTCTCTATGGCCTGCGCCTGGCTGTCCGTGCGAGTTGTGCGCATGTGGCGTGCTCCAGTTATTCATCGAACTCCACGGCTCTTATTGCTAGCGGTACGCCGGCACCATTGCCGTTGTTTGCGGTCTGCTTCAACTTCGATTGCCTCGTGCGCCAACTCTCTGCCGATTCGCCGTCATTCATCGCATTCGCGTCAGGCGTAGGCCAATTAGCAGCCTGCTCTCGGATATTTACAAACCCATTGTGACCGTTGCCCCTCCCAAAGAATCCTGCGCGTTCCGATGATTCCCACAGCATTCGGAGTCCTCGGCACGAGCGGTAGGCCAAGCAGAACCATCTAGCCCGTTTGTGCGGAGCCCCAACTTCGGCTGCTGATAGACGTATCCATTCCGCATGGAACCCCAAAGCGGCCAAGTCTCCAAGAACAAACCAGAGTCCGGCAGGCAGGATATAAGTCTGCCATCTTCGCTCGTCACGATTCCATCGCCAGCGTCGAACCTTGTGCCCCACAGCGATTCCCGGCACATTTTCCAAATACAGCCATTCTGGCTGAATCTCGCCAATGCAACGGCGGAAGTCGTTCCAGAGTTGGCCGTGCTTTCCAACGATTCCTTTGCGCCGTCCGGCGACGGAATAATCCGGGCACGGGAATCCGCCAATGATGCCATCCACAAGGCCGCGCCACGGCTTGCCGTCGAAGGTTCGCACATCAGACCAGATAGGCGCATCATCAAGGGATTTCTCTTCAATACGAGTCGCCAAGATTGCGGCTGCAGGAACTTCTGCCTCCACATAGCAGACACAGCGAGCATCTGGCACAGCGAGTCTGACGGTAAGGTCGATTCCCCCAATTCCTGAGAAGAAGGAGGCATATGTGATTTCGGAATATGTAGCCACATTATTCAGATCTACTCCCCCTCCTCGCCCTTCTCGGTCGCGGCGAGGGCGGCGAGAGAGGCGCTAGCCAGCGTCGCCTCCACGTCTTCAATGCAGCGGGCCACGATGTAGGTGTGGCCCCGGTCTGTGACCATGGTCTGAAAGTATTTCTGTAGCTCAGACTGCTTGCCCTTCTGCGTCTTGCATTCAATCCACAGAGGATGCGGCCTGCCATCCACTTCGGGAAACGCGAGCAGATCAGCCATGCCAGGCGTACCGTAGGGGATAGCCCTCTGGCGGCCCTTGTATTCTGCGAAGGAGACCCCGCTCTGCATGCGGAAGGCGAGAATATGCCGCGCCGTCAGGTAGTCTAAGATTGCGCGCTTGACTGCGGATTCTGGCGTCATGCCACCCTCCGCGCCAACTGCATCATGCGCTCAATGCGTTCCGACTTGATGCGCTCGCGCTCCGGATTTTTGTTGACGACCGTTTTCTTTGCCGGCACTGCGCGGGGTCTATAGGTTCGGTTCGGGCCGCGATAAATGCCCTCTGGACACTTGGGCCAGCGGAAACCCATCTTCCGGCTGATATAGAGACAGGTGGAATGGTGGACGCCGAGAATCCGCGATGCCTCTCCCAGCCAGATGCCGCTCTCGGCTAATTCCTTAGCTCTGCCCCAATCCACACTTCGCGGTTTGCCGTTTTTGAACCGAATGCCCAACACGGCCTGGTATTTCCTCAGGGATTCATAAGAACGCCCAAGCCTCCGCGCCGCTTCAGTCTTCGCGCATCCCGTAGTCGCAAGCTCTCGCAGAAGAGTCGTATCATCGGAGGTCCAGCGCCGCCTTGGACGCGCCCACTGCAGTCCTAAATGTTGCGTTATATACCAGCAGCTCGACGGATGTATGCCTAACCTACGCGCGGCTTCATTCATCGAGATGCTACCTCCCGACAACGCGCTCACCTCGTCCCAATTGATTCGACGCGTTCTCAT